GGATCGTTCGATCCGGCACTGACGTTCAGGCCCAGGTCAGCTTCCTTGGGAGGTCTTTGCCTCCTGCTCCTCGCCACGCTGTTGCTGCTTCCATCGAACAACATAAGGTGGACCTGTCTAGTGTGCACACGACGCCGGGAGAAATCCTAAAGCGGGCTCGTGCCTGGGCGGAGCGCTGGGGCCGCCGTTACCTCGGGGACCCGAGAAAAGCTTCGTCACCCGGAGTCCCTTCCCTCTCTGCTTGTGCTGAACGCACAGCGAGCAGGGGAGGGCTACGTTGCTTCGTAGCTGATCTTGGGATCCATGAGGATGCGGTGGCCGCAGGTGCCGCCCTAGAGCATGAACTTCCGCCCCAGGACATCGCGACAATCGTATCGGACCTTTCGTTGTTATGCCATGGCCGTGACCTTCTGCATGGGGAGATCCCTCCCCATAAGGTCACAGGTTTAGCAGAACGCGGGAGGAAGACACGAGTTATCACGACTCCTAGTGCCGGGTTTTCACTACTTGGTCACGTGGTGCGCAAGCGCCTTCTGGCGGGGCTCCGCCGTGACCCCTCCGCCCGTTCCACACTCGTCGGGATCAAGGATGAGGACCTTGTTGCATTCTTTCAAGGTGCGTCGAGCGACTGCGTCGTGTCGACTGACCTGAAGCGTGCAACGGACCTCCTTCCTTTGGATCTTGTGCGAGCCGTGGTGGACGGCCTCGCGGGTAGCAGGAAACTGCCTGCCTGGGAAGTGACTGTCCTGGAGGCCCTTACAGGGCCCCAAGAGGTCTCTTACCCGGACGGTACAGTTCTCCTCTCCACAAGAGGAATTCTCATGGGCCTCCCCACCTCCTGGGCAATCCTGTCTCTCGTTCACCTTTTTTGGTGGTCGGAAGCGGTTGTCCGGGTTGCGGGGAACCGTCGCGTCCGCCTTAAGGACGCGTTCGCCGCCAACAAGTTCTGCACTTGCGGTGACGACGGCCTTGCTGCGTGTTGGCGCGAGGTCGCCCGTGAGTATTCCGTCTTGGTGGAGGCGTCAGGTGGGTCGATGTCTGAAGGTAAGCATTTCGAAGTCGTAGGTAACCCTTCACCGCGCGCCGTCTTCATTGAGCGCCTGTACCAATTCCGGACCGAATCGGGACGCATAGTGGATGGATCCAGGCATGGATCCATTCCACTTCGCGGCCTCGTTCGCCCCGAAATGGTTCAAGAGCTCCGTGGAAACGGCCCTGCGGTGAGGATGTCACCCGCGCTTCGACTGCTTCTTTCAGTCGATTCCATCTGGCGCTCGCATCCCGCGG